CCCCCACTTCTCTGCAATACTTCTTTAAAGGTAAACCATTACAACCTGTTAGAAATAACAATTATAGCCAGGTTGAAAAGATTGAAATAATCAATCAGCTTTGGTCTGACTATCATGCTGGTATGTTAAAATCAGATATTCTTGTTATTATTGTTTTAGACAAATTATTTCCAGCTTATACTGCTCAACTAATTTTAAATGATATGATGGAAAAGAAAATCTTAAAAAAGAATCCATTTACAAACACAACTAATCTAATTTTCAAAAAAAAAGGTATTTTTGAATGGTAGAACCATATATTGTGTGTTATAGAAATTTATGCACTATAGATCCCTTCTGTAGGCATATTTTGTAGCTACAACGCTGGGCAAGGTCTTAATTCCCTTTCTACCTTGCTCAGCACCTATCTATGACGATTTAAAGGGTATGTTTGGAGTATTATATGGCTGGAAGACCTAGAAAATTAAATGCTAAGTTAGAATCAGAGATTCTTGAATTAATTTCGGATGGAAAGACTCTAAGAGAGACGTTTGCTGAAATTGAAGGATATACTTGGCAATCTTTTCGTAAAGAATTGCTGCTTTCGGATTCTTTAATGACAAAATATGTAAAATCAAAAGAATTAGCTGTTGATGTAAAATTAAGTGAACTAGAAGATAAAAGAAAAGAGTTAGAAGCTAAAATAGAGTCAGGTGATATAGATGGTAAAGCTGGACAGAACTTAACTAACATTTATAAGATCTTAGTAGCCAATACTCAATGGTCAGCGTCTAAATTAAGTGCAAAAAGGTATTCTAAACAAGCTGAGCTTACAATAAAAGGTGATTCTGCATCTCCTTTAGTCATTAGTTGGGATTCAAAAGATTAAATAAGCTAATGTTTATGTAGAGAGTTGGTATTTCTTGCACAAACAAAAAGAAATATATACATACAAGAAAAAAGGTGTGTCTTTTATGCAACAGTTGCAAAAATACAACAGTAATAAAAGAACAAAAGGTAAAATCGGCTATAACCTTTTATTATCGGAAACTTTACTAGTGTTAACAATTAATTATCACTTGTAATAAAATTGTGTCGTTTAACTTGTATAACACTAGGGGTGGGGGTTCTGAATCGGCATACCCCACTTTAGAGTTGTGGGTGTAGAAAAATAACGATAGAAGGTATAAACGTATAAAATGGATAATCTCTTATTAAAAACAATGATCCTTATAATGGAGGATAAAGTTACTGGGAAACCAGTTGTTATTTCTAGTTTTCATGGCTTTGAAACAGAAGAAGATGCAATAGATTTTTCTAATCACTTAAAAGAAACTATGTTAGATCAAATGGTTTATGAGAATCCAAAACAAACTTTACATTAGGAATTTTACTTTTTAATGCCACAAATAGTAATTCCTTATGCTCCAAGAGATATTCAAAAATTTTTACATAAAAAATGTGATGTGAACAGATTTAATGTAATCATAGTTCACAGGAGAGGTGGTAAAACTGTCTTTGCAATAAATCATTTAATCAGAGCTGCACTAACTAACAAAAAACCCTATCCTAGATATGCCTTTCTTTCGCCTTATAGGCTTCAAGGAAAAAGTACGGCATGGGATTACATGAAACAATTTTCAGCAGCAGTTCCTGGCACTAAATTTAATGAGTCAGAATTAAGGGTAGATTTTTCCGTAAACAATTCAAGAATACAAATTATAGGTGCAGAAAATAGTGCTGCAATTAGAGGTCAATATTTTGATGGAGTAATAGTAGATGAGACTCAGAATATAAGTCCTGATTTATTTGATGCTGTTTTGCGACCTTGCCTATCTGACCGAAAAGGATTTGCTATTTTTATAGGTACGCCAATGGGAAGAAATTGGTTTTTTGAGTTACATGAAAAAGCCAAAGTAAATAAAGATTGGTTTACTTGTAAATTTAAAGCTAGTGAAACAAAAATTATACCAAAAGAAGAATTGGATGCTGCTAAAACAACTATGTCTCCTGATTCATATTTACAAGAATTTGAGTGTTCGTTTCAAGCTGGTGTGTCAGGATCTTACTATGGTGGCGTTATGGAAGAATTAGAAAAGAAAGAAAGAATTAAAGATTTTGAAATTGACCTAAGTTTAGATGTGGAAACATGGTGGGATTTAGGAATGAATGATTCAACTGTAATTACCTTTGCTCAAAGGAGAAAAGATGAGGTAAGGATCATTGATTGCTATGAGAACTCAAGTGAAGGATTAGAGCATTATGCTAATGTACTAGATGAAAAACCTTATACCTATTCTAAGCATATCGCACCCCATGATATAAGAGTTAGAGAGATTGGAACTAACAAATCAAGATGGGAGACAGCAAAAGAATTAGGAATAGAATTTGAGGTTGCTCCAAAATTAAGTATTGAAGATGGAATAGAGCAAACAAGAAGATTATTGCCAAAATGCTATTTTCATAAAAGTAATTGCAAAACGCTTGTAGAAGCGTTAAAAAGCTATAGTAAAAGATGGGATAGTAAAAACAGTTGCTTTAGAAATAAACCGACTCATAACTGGGCTTCTCATTTTTGTGATAGTATTCGTTACGGAGCTGTGATAGAGCCTATAGAAAGAAGTGATTGGTCAAAACCAATAAAAGTAAATACAGATTACATAATATAATATGGTAAAGAAAAAAAACATTGAATTCTCAGAACCAAAGTTAAGAGCAATTCTCTCTAATCAAATTCAAAACGCAATAGGATTTTTAGGTGGAGAACTCTCTGAATCAAGAAGAAAATCCTTAGAGTATTATTTAGGTGATAGATTAGGAACTGAGATTGACGGAAGATCGCAAGTAGTCTCTACAGATGTAGCAGACACTATTGAGTCTATGCTTCCAGGTTTATTAAAAGTTTTTACAGCAAGTGATAAAGTTGTAAGTTGCGAACCTGTAACTGGCGAAGATGTTGGTATTGCCGAACAGGCTACTGCTTATTTAAATCATGTTTTTTATAAAGACAATCCAGGTTTCAAGTTATTATATAATTTTTTTAAAGATGCTCTAATAGAAAAAAATGGTTTCTTAAAAGTTTACTTTGATGAGACAGAAACAGTAGAACATGAAACTTATAAAAATTTAACGATTGCTGAAAAAGATGCTTTGCTTGACACTAAAGATGACATTGAACTTGTAGAAGAAGAAATTATTGAAGACGAAGTAGCAGCAGAACAAATTGAATTTGGTAAAGCAGAAGCTGAAGCTAGAGGTTTAGATATTTCTCAAGTAGTATTTCCTGATCCTGTTTTATATAACTGTAAAATTAAAAGAATTTCAAAAACAGGTAAAGTAAAAATTGAGTCTATACCACCTGAAGAATTTTTAATTAATCGTACTGCAAAGACGATTGATGATGCAGACTTTGTTTCTCATAAAGTTTTAATGACAAGATCAGATATAGTTCAAATGGGTTTTCCCCAAGAAGAAGTTGATCTATTACCTAGAACGGAAAACGATATTTTTAATCAAGATCAAATTATAAGAAATCAAAACATTAGTAATTTTCAAACTAATATTGCAACAGACAGTTCTACAGAAAAAGTTTTAGTTTATGAGTCTTATATTAAATATGATTATGATGAAGATGGTATAGCAGAATTAAGAAAAGTTATATCAGCAGGTGATGATGGGTTTAAAGTTTTATCAAACGAACCTTGTGACGGAGTGCCTTTTGTTTCAGTAACACCTATTCCAATGCCACATAGATTCTATGGTAGATCAATCGCAGAATTAGTAGAGGACATTCAATTAATGAAATCTACTGTTATGAGACAGTTGTTAGACAATATGTATTTAACAAATAATAACAGAGTAGCTATCATGGATGGTATGGTTAATATGGATGACTTATTAACGACTAGACCTGGAGGTGTTGTAAGAACTAAACAACCACCTAACCAAGTTATGCAACCATTACAAGCTCAACCAATTTCTCAACAAGCATTTCCATTATTATCTTATTTAGATTCTGTCAGAGAAGTAAGAAGTGGAGTTTCAAAACAAGCTCAAGGTTTAGATCCAAATACACTAAACGCAAAAACTGCTACAGGCGTAAATGCTTTAATGACTCAAACTCAAATGAGATCAGAATTAGTAGCAAGAGTATTTGCCGAAACTGGTGTTAAAGATTTATTTAATAAAATTTTTGAACTTATGGTTAAGTATCAAGATAAAGAACAAATTATAAAACTTAACAATAAATATATCCCAATTAAACCAACAGAGTGGAAAAATAAATTTAATATTACAGTTACTGTAGGATTAGGAACAGGCTCTACACAACAACAACAAGTTATGTTAAATGGTATTTTAGAAAGACAGTTACAAGCGTTCCAACTTCAAGGTGGGAAAGAAATGCCAATGGTTAATTTAAAAAATATATATAACACTTTAACTAAAATAGTAGAAAACTCAGGACTTAAAAATGTTGACGCATATTTTGTAAACCCTGACGTAGGTAAACAAATGATGCAACCACCTGCTCCACCACCATTAACTCCTATTGAAAAAATTGAATTTACTAGAATTGCAAGTGAAGAAAAACGTAAAGTTGCTGATCTTGAATTAAAATATAAAGAATTAGAACAGCAAAATAGAGAAATGATGTTAGATTTTGAGATTAGAATAAAAGATATTGGTTTAAAATATAATACTCAGCTAGATACTGCAAAAATTAAAGCAGATGCAGAATTAGATAAGGCAGAATTAACAAGTGGCAGTAAACTTCTTGAACAAGCACAAAAATCTGCTAGTATATTAGGTAAACAAGTACAAGGAACAAATGGAAACGAAAGACCAGGCACAGAGATCGTTGGAGATCAACAGATCAAGCCAGGCGAAACAGATCCTAGAGGATAAACTTTTTCAAGAGTCTATTTCTACTCTTAAAAAAATTTATTCTGAAGCACTTTTAGAAAAAACAGGTGCTACAGAAAGTGATACAAGGGAAAAACTTTGGATCGCTTATAATGTTGTTGGTAAAGTTGAACAACATTTACAAAGTATTCTTGAGACAGGAAAATTAGCTGAAAAGCAATTAGATATTTTCCGACAATCTCAAAAAGAACAAAAATTCTAGCCACAAGTTAGAATGAGCCAACCTAATATCTAGGAGCTTAAACCCAAACAGGAGACTTAATGTCAAATGAAAATCCTCTGCTTAAAAACGAAGCAGTAACAAGTGCAGCAAAATCCATTGAGGGATTACTAGACCATAAAACGGCAACTATCAAACCTCAAGAGGAAGCAGCACCAGTTGAACCAAAAGAACCTAAAGAAGCGAAAGCAACTGAAGACACTCAAGAGGTAAAACAAAAACCTGAAGATAACCTTGAAGATAAAGTTCAAGAATCTTTAGACGAAGAAGAAGTATCAGAAGAAAATGCTATTGAAGAACAAACAACCGATTACCACCAGGTAAAAGTTAATGGTGAAGTGATTGAAGTTGACCTTGATGAATTAAAAGCAGGTTATCAGAAAGATGCAGATTACAGACGAAAAACAGAAGAAGTAGCTCAAGAAAAAAGAGATATTTTAACTGAAAAAGATCGTCTAGCAAAACAATACACAACTAAGCTAGAAGATTTAAATTCGCTTACGTTGACTTTGAATGCAGAAGTGAACAACGACCTAAATGCAAAAGAATTAGATGCACTTTGGGATGAAGATCCAACTGAAGCAGCTAGGATAGATCGTAAAATTAGAAGAAGGAGAGAAACACTTTCTCAAGCTCAGACAAAATTACGAAATCATCAACAAGCTCAGTTTCAGGAAGTCTTAAAGGAAGAACAAAAAAAGGTAGCTGTAAAGTTTCCTGATTTGTCTGATCCTGTAAAAGGAAATTCTTTAAGAACAAACATGGTAAATTATTTACTTAAAAAAGGTTTCTCTAATAGAGACGTTTCTGAAGTTTATGATTCAAGAATGTTTGATGTGATCGTTGATGGAATGAAATTTCAAGATAACAAAAGGTTGAAACCAACCCTAGTTAACAAGAGAGAAAAGCCATCAAGAGTTGTAAGATCAGGCGTTAAGACAACAAAAGCAGATGAGAATAGTCAAGCAAGGTTGGGTAAAATTAATAACCTTAAGAAATCAGGTTCAGCAAAAGATGCTTCTGATTTGTTATTGCGTTATTTATAAACTAATAACCTAACGGAGAAAATAACATGGCAACATACGCAACATATACGACAGTTGGTATAAGAGAAGACTTAGCTGATATTATTTACAATATATCACCTACAGAAACTCCTTTTATGTCAGGTGTTGGTAAAACAAAAGCGACAAACACACTACACCAATGGCAAACAGATGCTTTATCTGCAGTAGCAGCAAATGCTCAAGCCGAAGGTGCAACAATAACGTACCCTACAATTAACCCAACAGTTAAATTAGGAAACTACACTCAGATCAGTTCTAAGTCTGTTCAGTTATCAGGAACAAACGAAGCAACTGTAGCTGCTGGTAGAAATTCTGAATTAGCTTATCAAGTAGCAAAATCTGCGAAAGAATTAAAAAGAGATATGGAAACTGCTCTTTTATCTAACGTAGCTGCTGC